GCGGCACACCGTCCTCGTCCTCGGGGCCAGCATACGCCGTGCCGAGGAACTGATCCCGCGAGATCGTCTTGCCGTCGCCGTCAGGGCTGTTGAAGGTGGTGCCGACTGTCCCGAACGTCATCGCGAGCCGCGACGAGATGAGTCGCTGGAGCTTGCCGAGCTTCTGCTTCTGGAAGAGCATGAGCGCGTTCGGCCCTTCGTTGTTCCCGCCCATCTTGCCGGGCACCATGACGCCGGCGAGGATCGGAGGGATCTGGTGCGCCGTCACGATGTTCATCGCGAGCGTCTCGTTGTCGTTCTTGAACAGCGCGTCGCCGCGCTGCTCCAGCGCGAGCTTCTCGATCTGCACCGAGATGTCGTCGGGGTTGCCGGGGATCTGGAGCGCGCCAGATTGATGTCCGCGTCCCAACCCCTGTTGCGCTGCCATCATCGCCTTGACTTGGTTCCATGTCTCGGGCGTGATGTTGCGCCCGATGAGGAAGAGCAGGAACTCCGGCACGCCTCGGTTGAAGAAGAAGTCGAAGCGCTCTTGGGTCATGCACTGAACCAGCTCGATCGAGGGCACCGCGCTCATGTAGTCCGGGTACCCGTAGTAGCGCGAGCGGTTGGTCGGCAAGCGGAAGTGCAGGATCTCCGAGTTCACGATGTCGCCTTCGAGCGTCGCCGTGGTCTTGCCTCTCCGCTTCTTGCGAGGGCGACCCGGGCCGGTGCGCTTGCCGTAGCGTCGGTGCAGATCCGGCAGGTCCCCGAACTTCGCCATCACCACATGGTTGCCGGCGTAGGTCTCGCCCTGCACGACGTAGTGGTAGTCGCGTCCGTTGTCTTGCTCCTCGACCATGACGTACACCTCGGCGGCATCGACGTGGAAGAGGCCGACGATCGGCGCGTCGGGCTTTGCCGACTTGCGCACGACCTCGATGTAACCGTCACCGCCCTCGACAAGATCCTGCGCCATCGCGTCCAGGGTGTCCTGCCACGAGAAGGTGCAGAGCGGATCGAGGATCTCGTGGATCTTGTCGTCTCGATGCCCGGGACCGACCGAGCTGTTCACCTTCGCCTCGATCGCCGCAGCGTGGTGAGGGTTGAAGTTCCGCAGCTCTCGCGCGGTGGTTTTGTCGATCAGATGGAAGCGCCGACCGGACGAGCGCCCCTGGTTCGAGTCGGCTGCTTGCTTCGCTTCCTTCGATGCCTTCTGAACCAGGCGGAAGAGCGAGCCATCGTCTTGCCACAGGTTCTTCTCGGCTCGCGCGACGGTGAACAGCTCCATGAGGTCAGCGACCACAGCGGGATCAGACATGAGTTTTCCTCGCGAGGTGGGGATACGTCTATCCCCGGGTCATAGAAATCCGAATTTCTGTTGGCGCAGGCCACGCGCCTGACGCTAGGATAGCGTGCGGACCGCACTTGCGCACGTAGGAAACTCAGGATTCTGGAATCAATGCCCCTCACGGCCCTGTCACGGGCTCCGCAGATGGCTCACGCTACCGCGTGGGCTTCCTGTCTATCTGGGGCGGGAGAAGAAGCATGATCCGACTCAAGGATGCGGTCATCACCACCATCGCCCTGTGCAAGCGAGGCAAGAACCAGCTCACGACCGTCTACAAGTCGGCCGACGACTCCCTCGAAGTCCGCACCGTGGTGAAGGGCAACACGGAAGCCGGCGAGCTACTCGCGGTGGTGTACGCCCCCGAGCGGCCGGACGATGACGGCGAGGGTATGAGCGCCACCGAGATCCGCAAGATGGCTCACCGCGCCATGCAAGGCGGGCTCGACATCGACATCGAGCACGTCGATGGCACGAAGGTGGCGAAGGGTGATGCTTGGGTAGCGGAGTCGTTCATCGTCGCGAAAGGCGACGAGCGCTTCGCGAACTGGACTGATTACAAGGGCAACCCCGTCGGAGACCTGACGGGTGCGTGGGCGTCGCTGATCCGGCTGGAGTCGGAACCGCTGCGCGCCGCGTACCGTCGAGGCGATTTCGATGGAGTCAGCATGTTCGGCACGGCGGCAGTCGAGCAGCGCAAAAGTCACGCCGCCCACGACGTAGTACGGCGCCTTGAAGGTGCCACCACGGAGAACGATATGGACCCGAAGGAACTGAAAGAGATCCTCAAGGCTCAATCGGAAGAGCTGCTCACGGCGGTGGACGAGAAGATCACGTCCGCACTCGCCAAGGCTGCCGAGACCGAAGAGGCCGAAGAGACCGACGAGGATCCGCGCCCCGTCTTCAAGGGGAACGTGACCGACTCGGAGGCGCTGATCGCCTACAAGGACAAACTCGCCGCCTGGGAACTGAACCAGAAGATCGCCAAGGGCGAAGTCACCGCCGATCAACTCGCCGAGCTGGTGAAGTCCGCCACCGAGGGCGAGCCGAGCGACGATGACGCCGGCATCGAGAAGGCCGACACCCCCGAGGTGCGCAGTCTCAAGCGCGAACTCTTCAAGGCGCAAAAGGCGTCCAACACCAAGTCGGTCGAGAAGTCCGACGAGGGCAGCGACGGCCCGCTCGACGCCAGGGCGGCGATCGAACTCGGCAACGAGATCGCCAAGACCATGAATCGGGAAACGGAGCAGCCGGGTTTCCTGACCGTTCCGAAGACCGACTAGCTTCAACCGGAGCTACTGACCCCGCAACTCCTGACACAAGGACTATCACATGGCTACTCAACCCGACGACCTGATCGGCACGCCCGAATATCAGGTCCAGCCGCTCCGGTGCTTCCCCGCTCATGACGGGATCCGCCCGGGCAAGCTGGCGCAGTTCGGCTCCGATACCGAGCTGCCCAACCTCACCCCGCTCGCGTTCGACCAAACGAACGATCAATGGGCGGTCTTCGACGACAGCGTGACTCAGGAGGTCTACACGATCACCTCGAACTCCACGCCTGCGACGGCCGGCACGTTCACGCTGTCCATCGACGGCGAGACCGCTACCGTCGATTTCGACGCCACCGCTGCGGAGATCCAGACCGCCCTCGAAGGGCTGTCCAACATCGCCCCGGGCGACGTGACCTGCGTGGCTACCGCCGAGGCCGACCTCGGTGTCGCCGATGCGGTCGTCACCATCACCTTCGGCGGCAACTACTCCGGCGTCGCCGTCGCCATCACGGCGGACTTCTCGGGCCTGACCGGGAACGTCCACGTCCTCGCCAACACCGCGAACGGCTCCGGTGCCGACACCGACCAGATCGACGGTTTCCTGTGGGCTCCCGCCGAGCCCCACACCGCGCTCGCCGCTGGCGAGACCATCATCCAGGTCTTCCGGGCCGGTTCGGTGCATCACGACGACGTGCCGCTCCCCACGACCTCTTCCCAGACCCAGGCCGGGCTCACCGCCGCTCTCAAGGACCAATCGCTTCGGATGAAGAACATCGAAGTGCTGGGCCTCGAAGGCGCCCACTAAGCCCTGGTGCTGACTCAACACTAGACGACGACACCAGAGGAGAAACCAATGGCTCAGTCTCACGAAGTTCTCAACCACGTCACTCTGACGCAAGCCGTGAACGAGAAGAAGGATCCGCTGTCCTTCGTCAAGAACATGGTCTTCGGCAAGAACGTGACGGTACCCACTCGCCACATCGAAGTCTCGGTGATCCGGCGCGGTCGCAGGATCGCTCCGCTCGTCAAGCGCGACGGTGCTGCGGTGATGACCAAGGGCCGGACGGACGAGTTCTATCCGATCATGCCGGCGCACATTCGGACCAAGCGCCCGATGACGCCCTCGGACCTCCTGGAGAAACGCCGGGCCGGTGGAGTGATCCACCTGAACGGCGACCAAGGCGAGGCCATCCGTCAGTACATGGCGGACGAACTCAGCTTCCAGATGGACGACCACACCAACACGGAGGAGTACCTCGCCTGCCTGGCGCTGCGCGGGTCCTACACCTACAGCGGCGCCGACGAGGTGGAGCTGTCCGTGGACTTCCGGCGTCCGACGGCCCACAACGTCACCCTGTCCGGTGCGAACCTGTGGTCCGCCACCACGACCGCCTCTCCCGATGCTGACATCCAGGCCGCGTCCGACCTCACCGAGGCCGAGACGGGGCTCGTCGTGACGGACGCCATCATGGCGCCCGATGCGGCGACGGCCTTCTTCAAGGTCGATCGCGTGATGACTCTGCTCGACACACGGCGTCTCATCACCGGGCAGCTCGACATCACGCAGCCGATCCAGCAGAACGGCGCGCGGTATCTCGGGATGCTCTCCAGCGGCGTGCGCCTGTGGGTCTACAACCGCTCCGTCATCCTCCCCGACAACTCCACGGAACAGCTCATCCGGGCGAACTACGTGGAGTTCATCGCGAACTCGCCGCAAGCCGACTTCGTGACGTACTACGGTGCGATCGAGGACATGAAGGCGATCGGTGCCGGGCGCGTGCTCCGTTCTCAGCGCTTCTCGAAGAGCTGGGAAGAGGAGGACCCGAGCGCTCGGATGCTGCTCGTCGAGTCCAACCCCCTGCCCGTCATGCGCCGCCCCGGCGCGACGGTCTCGATGAAGGTGCTGTAGACCGGCCCTTCTCTGCCACCACGCGGACCGGCTTCGGTCGGTCCGCCCCGTACACCCGGAGTTCGGCGGGCAAACCGAATATCGGCCGAATTCGGCCACACAACCGAATCCAGAAGACCTCAAGGAGGCAACCGTGAGCAACCCTACCTACCGTGTCAAGACCGGCACGATCTGGCTTCCCGATACCCGACAGCTCCCCGAGGGCTGCGTCGTCCCCGAAGGCGCCATCGACGAGACCGAACTCGCCGGGCTGATAAAGGCCGGCATCGTCGAGGAGGTCGCCCTGGACAACCCCTCCGGTACGGCCGCGCCCCGAGGCCCCGCACCGGGTAAGCCGATTCGCTCGGCACCGCCGCTTGACAATACCGAAGTCGAGATCCCCGAGCCGTCGCCCGTCCCCGTCAAGGGGAAGTGGAACGTGGACCCGGCGCTGCTCGAAGGCAAGGATCTCCAAGACCTCCTCATCATGGTCATGGAGATCGACCCGAAGTGGGACCTCTCCACGCTCGACGAGGAGGCCGCGCGCTTCCTCCTGTCCAAGGACTTCGTACCTGTCTTCCAGGAGCCCGTCCCCGAGGCCACCGCCGAGCCGATCGACGAGGCCGCCCGTGAAGCTGCCAAGAACCACGGCGGCTAGGAGCTGAACCATGACCAATCCGATGTTCGTCGCCGATCTCGACACGCTCAAGAGCAAGCTCCGCCTGACCGGCCTCGCGGCCGACAGCGCGGCGGAGGAGATTCTTGACGAGGCGATCCTGGACGCCCGTGCGTCGTTCTACCGACGGCTGGACAGAACGGTGGTCACGGCCTTGCTCGCCATCCCCTTCAACGAGAACCCGACCTCCGAAGCCGACGTGAAGCGTGCTATCGCGAACCTCGTCGAGGTCAAGCTCGTGAAGATCCAGTTGATGCGGAACTTGCCGGTGCTGTTCCAGGACAGCTCCGGCACCGCGCAGCGCGTGTGGAACGAAGAGGCGCCGTTCCGCGAAGCGGGGCTCTCCTCCTTGGAGAGCGAGATCAAGCGTCTCGAAGCCGAGATCGAGGAATCCTTCCAGATCCTCGACGGCGAAGAAGAACAGGGCGCCGAGCAGAACTGGCGCATCTACGATGGCGTCCGGGAAACGGCCGCCCCTCGACCCGGTGACTCCGTGCGCCGCAACCCCAACGTCCGAACCTACCTTCCAGAGGACTAGCAATGGCTAACTCACTGTACGATCCCGGCCGCGAGGCTTTCCTGACTGGCGACATCGACTGGGCAAACGACGACATCCGAGTCATCCTGCTCGATGGAGCGGACTACACGCCCAACCTCTCCACGCACGACTTCCTGGACGACGTGCCTGCCGGCGCGCGTGTCGCGACCTCGGGCGCCCTCACGAGCAAGACCACCTCCGCTGGTGTCGCCGACGCCGCCGACGTTACGTGGTCGTCCGTGACCGGCGACGAGTCCGAGTACATCCTGATCTATCAGCACACGGGCACGGAGTCCACCTCCCACCTCATCGGGCTGATCGACACGGCTACGAACCTTCCCATCACTCCGAACGGGGGCGACATCCAAGTCGTGTGGGACAGTGGCGCGAACCGGATCTTCAAGCTGTAGGAGTTCCGGCTATGGCTCTCCTCAATCGCCTGATCGGGGTCAACATGACCCAAGAAGAGTGGGAACGGGGGCGCCTTCCCATCCACGAGTGCATCGCGGCATGGGGCGAGGTCGGACGAGGTGAAACCACCCTGGAATATTGCGAGGCGTTCTTCGAGCTTACTGCCGAGGAGCGCACCTCGCTCGATGATTGGTTCATCGCTGTGGGCCAGGGCGCTTTCACTCTGGAAGAGCTTGAGGGAGTTCTTCTCTTGGGCTCTCGCGGGTTCTACACCGAAGAGCAAGTCCGTATCCGTCTCGGTCTCCAGGACCCGCCCGCGCCGTAGGTCTCGCATGACTGCCTCCCCGTTCGTAGCCCGAGTCATCGAAGGCACCACCCCGACGAGTACGGGTACGCAATCGTACACGTTCTCGGGGATGGGTACGCCCGAAGGTGCGCTCATCGTGGTCACGGACGTTTACACGGGCACGTCGCAAGCGGGGGCCTCCGTGAGCTGGGGCGTGACCGATGGCACGAGGCATCGCTGCTCTTCTGCGTTCTCAGAGGACAACGCAGGAACCACCTTCGCGTACCACGCGGGTAACAGCTCGGTCCCTCTGGCACTCTACAACCCGTCCGACGCATCGACCCTAGTGCAAGCGTCGTTCGATTCTTGGACAACCGACGGGATCACGTTGGACTTCACTACCGTTGGAGTGGTGGGGTTCAAGTTCTACATCGTGCTCTTCGGCGGGACGGACTGCGAGTGCTACGCCTTCAACGCCAATGCCCCTATACGCCCCTCGGCCACCACGGTCACTACCGGGTTTGCGACGGACTTCGTACTGACCAACATCTTCGGCGCGTCAGGAGGCGAACAGGAACTCCGATTCGCGCCCGGCGTCGCAACGAACCAAGCTACGGACACTGCGAGCTGCTTCCAAGCGTCAGACGACACCGGGGTGGGTACCTCAGACACCACAGGGAAATACTACGGGACCACGTTGGGTTATCAGCACAGGATGGGCTCGCCTCCCGCCTATGCTTCGCATACCGTGATAGTGGACTATACCAGCACGACCTTCAAAGTCCGGTCCGTTTCCTTCACGCTTATTGGGGCGCCGATCTGTGGGCTCGCGATCAAGTGCGGCACTTCCGTGTCGTTCCATCATGAGATCGGGGCAGAGACGCCCTCCTCTACCGGAACAGAGGATTCGACCTCGCTCGGTTTCAAGCCAGGCTTCCTCTACATGCCATTCTCCAACGTGGCGCATGACGGCTCCCCGACGGTAGGTGCAGGGGTTGGCCTTGGGGTCTCGGACTTCATCGAGACCGCCAGCATGAACGTCATGTGCGAAGACGGTGTTGGCACCTCTAACACCGCGACGTGGTATAGCGGTGCTGGAATCCTAGGAGGCGGCGACGACGATCAATCCTTGCTTTACGTCGCTGACGTGGATGACCGGAGCGATGATGACTTCACTCTGGACTTCACCACGGTCGATTCGTCCGAAGGCCGACGGTACTCATACCTTGCCGTCGAGGAGGCGCCACAAGTTCTGAGCCCCACGGGCATCGCCTCTGGCGAAGCGTGGGGGACTCCTACCGTCAACGCGGGCGAGGTAGACCTGAGCCCGACTGCTATCGCCTCGGCCGAGGCGTGGGGCACC